AGGGTTCCCCTGGTGGAGTTCATGACCGACAAGGGAACCAACACACGCGCCAAGGGGCACTATGGAGAGCAGCCAACGGTGGACATCAAGGGCACGGCGAGCATGCAACCGGGTGACTTTTACGCGCGAGCAAACGTCAAGGCCAGGGTGGGCGGCGCCCCCTCCTACCACGGTATGATCTTTAGGCCGGAGGGGGGCTACTACAATGCGCGTTACTCCCTCGGAAAACGGGTAGGTGCGGGCAGACAAAAGGTCAAAGCGCTTATGACGGTCTCTGCACCGAACATGATGAACGCCGACGAAGTCAAGGGGAAGGTGCAAGCGTCTGCAGGAAGACGAGCAGCGACAGCGATGGAGAAAGCCGTCGACAATGCGTTTCAATCCGCGACGTAGCCAGGAAAGTTACAAGAAAAGAACAAAAACAAGCGAGGTAACGAGAAAAAGGTACTCCCAGACACCCGGGGCGGGCGGTGGTGCCTACGACCCCGATTCGTCGCTCGATATGAGGGCGAAAAAAATGTAATGTCCGCCCTCAACTTTCGGTGGGGAAGGGAGGCGGGTGCAAATCAGTAGGGTTAATTCGCTGATCGTGTCGCAAGCGGACATGGCGAGGGCGATTGGAGTAGATGGGCGGACAGTACGCCGGATCCATGAGGCGCAGGGCATATTTCCAAAAAATGACGCGGGGAAGTACAACATTGCACAGTGCGTGCAGGCGTACATTGCATACAAAATCGAGTCGGAAACTAGGAAGTCTGCCAAGGGCGATTACGATGCGCAGCGGGCCCGGCGCGAGGAAGTACGGATTGAGATCGACAAGCTGCGGCTGCGGCGGATGCGAGGCGAGCTTCACGAGGCGCAGGTGGTCGAAGAGGTTTGGAACGAAATGCTGGTTGCGTTCCGGGCGAAGCTGCTTGCGCTACCGTCAAAGCTGGCTCCGCTATTGCTGGGAATGACCGAGCCAGCCGACATGATGAAGCTGCTGGAGACGCAGGCGTTAGAGACGTTGGAGGCGCTTGCCGAGTACGACCCAGAGGATTACAGCGCGAATGTGGGCGACGTGGATGACGATGACGAGGAGGACGAAGGGTGGGAGGATGAAGCCATCACCAGGAAGATCGCGGCGCGCAAAAACGGAAAAGCTGCGGGCAAAGGCGCTGCGTGCAAGCCTGGCGCCGCCCCCCAAGCTGACCGTAAGCATGTGGGCGGAACAAAACCGCATACTGGATAATTCCGGCGTGTATCCAGGCCGGTGGAACAACGACGTAACACCCTACCTGCGAGACATCATGGACGAGCTGTGCGTGCCGTCCACGCGAGAAATCATATTCTGCAAGCCGACCCAGGTGGGCGGAACCGAGGCGTTGCTAAACATGATTGGGTACGTGGCCACGCAGGATCAAGCGCCGGCCATGTTGGTAATGCCAACAGAGCAGCTGGCGAAGGATACGGCGGAGACGCGCTTGGGTAGGATGATCGAGAGATGCCCGGAGCTAAAAGAGCGGCTAATACAGCGAAGGTCGCGCGCGCTGATGAAAACATTTATTGGCATGACGCTGTATATCAACGGGTCGAACAGTCCGAGCAAGCTATCCAGCAAGGCGATTAAGTATCTATTCATGGACGAGGTAGACAAGTGGCCTAGATCCACGAAATCCGAGGCCGGAGCTGCAAGCCTTGCCAAGGAGCGTACAAAGACGTACCGCCTTACCCGTAAAATATTCGCGGACTGCACCCCGACGGTTCGAAGCGGGTATATTTGGCAGGCCAAAGAAAACGCCCATGTGGAGCGGCATTACTTTGTGCCGTGCCCGCACTGTGAAGAAATGATCGAGTTGGCGTTTGATCACATCCGATGGCCGGAAAAAGAGGAGGGGCTGACCAACGCCGAGAGGGCAGAGGATGCGATGTACTATTGCCAAGTGTGCGGCGCGAGCATCACAGATGTGCAAAAGCCCGCCATGCTGCGTAGGGGGAAGTGGCAGGAAGCGGTGCGGAGGATCGGAGCGCATCAGCGACCCTCAACGGTAGCATTTTGGCTCAACACCCTATACAGTCCGTTTGTGACCTGGGGGCAGATCGCGCTGGAGTTCCTGGAGAGCAAAAACGACCTGGAACGGTACCAGAACTTTGTAAACGCGTGGCTGGCAAAGCCGTGGGAGGACGTAGACACCTACACCGATGCCGATATGGTGCTGCAGCGGCAGACAGACCTGCCGGCCATGGTGGTGCCGCAGTGGGCTGAGATGCTGACAGCCGGCGTAGACGTGCAGCGCAACAGCGTGTACTGGACGGTTCGGGCCTGGGGACCGCACATGACCAGCCAGAACGTGGCGCATGGTCAATCACTGACGCTGGAGGATATGGCCCGATATGTAAACGGTGAGTTCGAACGTGAAGACGGCATGCGGATGCAGGTGGCCATGTGCGGAATCGACAGCGGTGATCAGACCGACATGGTGTACGATTTCTACGTGGAAAATGCGGACTGGACGATAGCTGTGCGCGGCGAGCCGAGGAGCACGGGCGCGTACCGGGTTACAAAGATCGAAAAGGCTGGAAGCCGCGCAAATGGACGCAGCCTACTGCGCGTCAACGGCTCATTGTACAAGGACATGATCGCCTCGCGCCTGCGCCGAGAAAACGGCGAAGGAAGCTTTATGGTGCACCGGAACTGCGACCGGGAGTACGCGCGCCAACTGACCGCCGAGCAAAAGGTAAACATCCGCCGTGGCGGGCAGATGGTGCAGGAGTGGGCGCCGCGTGCATCGCACGCGGACAACCACTACCTGGACTGCGAGGTGTACGCCTGCTGTGTGGCGGATTTGCTGGGCGTACGGACTATACACGTAGATCAAGCAGCACCGGAACCGCAGGCGCAGGAAGCGAAACAGCAAGGGGGGTGGATAGGGCATGGCGCCAGTAACTGGTTCAGGTAAAGACAGCGAGATGAAGACAAAAGCGGAGTTTGACGAGGAGCTCACGGGCCTGACGACGCGCGAAAAAATCGCAAAAATCAGAGACGCCATCTTTACGCTTGCGGTAGGCCTGATCAGCTCCTACCAGATCGGGCGAAGAACGGTGTCTTATCACTCGCTGAAAGAACTGAGGGCATATGAGGGAGACTTGCTGTTGCAGCTACAGGAAGAGGAGCGCGATAGGCAGTTGATGCCCGGCGTAACCGTGGCGTTTTTTGTGGACGGGCGGAGATAAAGAGGCAATACGCAAGCGCGCCGCAATGCATGCGGTCGCGCTTTTCTGTGCGCGAAAAAGGAGGTGATGGGTTGGGTTGGCTGGATAGCGCGATCGAATGGGTGTCGCCCCGATGGGGAGCGCAGCGCGCGGCGTGGAGAACCGCGGGCGAACTGCACAGAGAGTATGACGCCTCCGGCAGGGGGCGGCTTAACCAGGGCTGGAGGGCAACCAACACCAGCGCGCAGGTCGCGGACGGCATGAGCCGGGAGACGATGCTTGCGCGCGCGCGCGATATGGAGCGAAACAGCGATGTGCTCGCAGCCCTGCTGTCGGCAATGGACAGGAACGTCGTGGGCGCGGGTGTGAAGCTTCAAGCGCGCACGGGAAACGAGGAACTCAACAAACAGATCGAGAGGCTTTGGGAGAACTGGTGCCGGCCAATAAACTGCGACGCACATCAGGGGCAAAGTTTTAGCGAGCTGATGCGCATGGTGGTGCGTCGGGAATATGTGGATGGTGGCGTCCTGCTGGTTAAGCGGTACGAAAAGGAACGCTTGGTACCGCTGTGCCTGCAGGCAATCGAGGTGTCGGAGATTGATGGCGCGCGCATAGCCCCGAAAGAAAAAGCCAACCGAGTTATTGAGGGCGTGGAGATCAACGCGCGCGGCCAGCCACAGGGGATCTGGGTGCGCCAGTACGACCAAAACGGTTATCCGTCCATGGAAAGCGCATACCTCGCAATGGTTGATATCATTTGGTACTGGCAAAAGACCAGACCGAGCCAAGTGCGAGAGATTACCAGGCTGTCGAGCGTACTGACCCGGATACGAGATGCGGACAGCCTGTTGGAGGCCATGGTGGTCAAGGAGCGAATTGCAGCCAGCATGGCATTGTTCATAACCGAAGACCCAGCGGGAGGAGTCACAGGCAGAGGCTCCCCGCTTAAGGATGGCGCCAGCGGATACGATGGGATGGTCTTTACACCCGGAATGGTAAAGAAACTGAGACCGGGGGAAGACGCAAAGATGCTCACTCCAACGGCTCAGTCGGGGAATGCAACGGAATTTGCGCGCTTGCAGCAGCGGCTCATATCGGCCGGGCAGGGGCTTAGCTATGAGGCTGTGGCCCGAGACTTGAGCCAGGTGACATACAGCAGCGCGCGGCAAGGCCTGATCGAGGACGACGCCATGTTTGCCATCGAGCGCAAGCGGCTCAAAGAACACGTGCTGGACAAGGTGTACGGGGCGTTTCTGGATGCGGCCATACTCGCCGGCGTCATCGGCATACCGGGATACTGGGAAGGCCGGAATCAGTGGACGGATCACGAGTTTATACCGACAGGGCGAAAATGGATTGATCCGCTGAAAGAAGTGAAGGCAGACGATCTGGCAGTTGCGTCGGGACTGACCACGCTGGCACAAATCGCAGGCGAGCACGGATTCGACTGGCGCGCCGTCCTGGAGCAGCGGGCGGAGGAGATGGCGCTGTGGCAGCAGCTGTTGAGCAAACACGGCATAGAAAACGGGGGTGAAACGGGTTGAGCAAAAATCAGGCACGGCCTGAGACCGGCGTGCGCATGGAACGGGCGTCGCCGGAGTGCGGCATACGGGCTATCGAGGGCGAGGAGCGAAGGTATCAGCTTTCGTTTTCGAGCGAGACGCCGTACAGGCGGTGGTTTGGACAGGAAGTACTGGACCACGGGCCGGATGCGGTGAACATGCGCCAGCTGTCCGATATCGGGGTGGTGCTGTTCAACCACAACAGGGACAGGGTACTGGGCCGGGTGGAAAACCCACGGATCGAGAACGGACGCGGCGTATGTGATGTGGTGTTTGACGCCGACGAGGAGGCCGAGAAGATACGCGCCAAGATCGACGGCGGAAGCATCCGGGCTACGTCGGTGAGCTATCGCGTGGAGAACTGGGAGAGCGTGAAGGCCGGCGAAAAGAGCCTGGACGGGCGCTTTGCCGGGCCGTGCGAGATCGCGAAGCGCTGGACGCCGGTGGAGGTGTCGATTGTGGCTGTACCAGCCGACCCCACCGTGGGGGTGGGAAGAAACGACGAGGATGAAAACCAGGAGACGAGAGGAGCGGAAGGCCAGATGGATGGAAAGGAAACCAACTTGGATACCACGGTGACCGCGCCCGTGAGCGAAACGGGTAGAGCCGCTGGAGGGAATGGGGCCACCGGCGTGGGTGAGGCGGAGGCGCTGGCGCGGGGCGTCGAAGCGGAACGCGCCCGCGTGAATGAAATCACCACCATGTGCCGCGGCCTTGGGATGGAGGCGGACGCGCACATCACGAGCGGCCGGAGCGTGGACGAGGTGCGTGCGGCGCTGCTTGACGAGATGATCAAACGGCAACCTCAGGTCAGTCCGCGCGCCGGCGATGGCGTGCGCACGGACGAGGCGGACAAGTTCACCCGCGCGGCGTCCGACGCGCTGGCGGCGCGCAGCGGGACCCTTGGCCCGGAACGGGCGCAGGAGATGCGCAAAAACGCGGGGGACCTGGGCGGGTTCCGCGTGATGCGCCTGGTGCAACGCGCCCTGGAACAGGACGGGGAAGACACCCGGAACATGTCCGACGAGCAGATGCTGGAGCGTGCGTTCCTGCTGGGCGACGGATCCTTTGCGGCGATCATGGACCAGACCGCCGGCAAGGTGGTGCGGGATACCTACGAGCAGGCCAGGACGACGTATCAGTTTTGGACGCGCCTGGGCAGCTTGAGCGACTTCAAGAAAAAGCCGACCTTCCGGCTTGGCGAGATGGACGAACTGCCCGAGGTGCCCATGACCGGCGAGCTGACCCATGGCAAGTTCGTGGAGCAGGATCCGTTCATGCGCCAGGTGAGGACCTATGGCAAGAAGGTCGGCATCAGCCGCCAGATGCTGATCAACGACGACATCGGGCAGTTTGCGAAGCTGGCCGCCGGGTACGCCAACAGCGCCGCGCGGCAGATTAACCGCGATGCCTACGCGCTGCTGACAAGCAACCCGACGCTGGAGATCGACGGCAAAAAGCTCTTTGTGGCCGATCACAAGAACGTAGCGACCGCCGGCGCGCCGGGCACCGCGACCATTGCCCAGATGCGCAAGCTGATGCGCCTACAGAAGGGCGTGGACGGGAAGACGGTGCTGAACCTGTCGCCCATGTTCCTGATCGTTCCGGCAGAACTGGAGATCGCCGCGAGGCAGTTTATGGTGTCCGTAAGCGACCCGGCCCAGAACAATCCGGGCGTGGCCAACGTGCTGCGCGGATCGCTGGAGATCATCGTGGACGCCGAGCTGGACGCCGTGAGCGGCAAGGCGTTCTACATCGCCGCCGGCCCCATGGACACGGACGGAATTGGCGTGGACTTCCTGAACGGCCAGAACCAGATCAACGTGCGCCGCGGCGAGGTGATGGGCCAGCTGGGCATGCAGTGGGACATTTACATCGACTACGGCGTGTACGTGGGCGACTGGCGCGGGATGGTTTACAACCAGGGCGCGTAACGAGAGGAGGAAAAAGGAATGGTGGCAAGATACAATCGGCCCGGTGAGAATATCGACTTTTTGAACACGGGGACGGAGCCTATTCAAGAGGGAGACGTCGTCGATCTGGGCGATCACGGAATCGGCGTTGCCGGCGCGACCATCGAGGCGGGCGCCGTGGGCGCGGTGTGGGTTGAGGGCGTGTTCATGTTCCCGAAAGCCGCCGGCGCGCTGGCGTTGGGGGACGAGGTGTACTGGAACGCGACCGCCCAAAACGTAACGGCGACGGGCGACATGGCGATCGGCTGGGTGGTACAGCCCGCGGGCGCCGCGGATGCCACGGCGCTGGTGAAGATCGGGTAAGGGGTGAGCATATGAAGCTGATTGCGACGCAAGAGATCGTGGCGGACGGCGTGACCTACAAGCCGGGGACGGAGTTGCCGCAGAGCGACCTGCACCGCGTGGCGGCGTGGAAAAAGAACGGCGCGGCGAAACTTGTGGGCGACGTCCCGGCAAAGAAGGCCAACAAGCCAAAGACCGACGCGAAGCCGCCCGCCAAGCCCGGAGCCAAACCGCCCGCCAAGCAACCCGCAAAGCCGCCGTCTGTGGCCGGGGGCGGCGCTGCAGAGCAGGATCCTGTGGAACCGAAGGCGGAAGAGGAAAAGGAACCGGAGCAAGGGTGATGGTATGAACCTGCGGGAACAAGATGCCAGGAACCTGAGAGAGGTTATTTTTCGGGAGCGCGAGCTGGGAGAGTGGCACCGGATCGACGGGCGGCGGGTGAAGGTGATTGTGGACAATGACGCGCTACGATCCCGGCAGGACCTAGGCGGCGTTGCGGGCTTGCATACCGGGAACCTGCTTTACTTTGCCCGCGCGTCAGACCTGCCAAAGCGCCCGGAGCCCGGATCCATCCAGAAGTTCGACGGGCGCAATATGAGGGTTGTGACCTGCAATGAGGATGTTGGCATGCTGGAGGTGACGCTGTCGCAAATGCGGCAGGGAGGTTTATGACGTACGATCAAGCCATTGAGACCATGTGCACGTTTTTGCGGGAGCGTGTGGCGCCGGACATCCTCTTGAAGCTGGCGAACGACAACGGAGACGACGAAGGCGACTACGTAGACAGCGAAGAGTATGTGTTCACCGAACCAGCAAAAATGGTGCACCCGGTGGTATGCCCGATCTTTACACCGCTGCTCGCTGCCGGCACAGACTTTATGCCGGAGAGCGGAACGCAGACGGCGCCGGCGCTGATCGTGACGGCTCAGACAGCGGAAAACGACGGTACGGGCAAAAATCCGACGCGGCAGCTCATGCGCATCATGGCGGTGGTATGGGACGACGGCGTGATCGTACCAGTGCAAGCACCGGAAGAAGACTTCGATGAGGCCCAATCGCAGCGACTGCGCAAGCGCGTGGAGGGCACGGCGGCCTATCGGGCGGCTGCAAACCTGTGCGAGCGCGTGCTGCGCGCGCTTGAATCGACGCCAGCTGTTGGCGAAGGGATGTACCTGCAGGGGCCGTTCCGCATGGGCATGTACAGCGAGCGGGACGGCGCGCCGGACTACTACCCGTACTGCATCGGCTGGGTGGAGTGTATCGCCGAGTACATGCGGTACCCGGCGCTGGACCCGGACATCGCGCGAATGGTGGAATGAAAACATTGAAAAAGGGGTGGGATTATGCCTTATGAACACGGCGCGTACGCCGTGATGGGCGGAAGCGTAGGCGGGAACACCGACCTGGTAAGCGGACTGCCGGTGTACGTGGGCGCGTTGCCCGTGCACCTGACCGGCCTGCCGCCGGAGGGGCTGGTGAACAAGCCGGTGCTGCTGCGCAACATGGCGGATGCTGAACGCCTTGTGGGGTACAGCGACAGCTGGGACAAGTTTTCGCTGTGCGAGGCGCTGAGCGCGCACTTTGACAACAGGATCCAGAACGTAGGGCCCATCGTGGTGATCAACGTGCTGGATCCAAAAACGATGAAAAAAGCCGGGCCCAAAACCGCGCAGGTGGCGCTGGTGGGCGGCCGCGGCCTGATCACAGACGACGAGTGCATCGTTGGCACCGTGGAAGTCGCGGGTAAGGTGGCGGGTGTCGACTTCACCGTGCGGTGGAGCACGGCGAAGCAAGCGGTGGAGTTCCGCGACCTGACCGGCGAGATGACCAGCCCGGTGACGGTGACCTATGACCAGGTGGATCTCGAGCAGGTGACCGCTGCCGAGGTGATCGGCAATTCGGACCCGGAAACCGGCGTGTACACCGGAATCCGGGCCATGGAAACGGTATACCAGCTGACGGGATCGGTGCCCACAATGCTGTGCGCGCCGGCGTTCAGCTCCATCCCCGCCGTGCGGCTGGCAATGCTGGCAGCGGCGGACCGCGCGGACGGCCACTGGTACGCGCACGTGCTGACCGACATCCCGACCGACGGGGTGAGCACGATCAGTGAGGCGATCCAGTGGAAGGCGGACAACGCCTACAACAGCGCCGCCGAGGTGACGCATTGGCCGAAGGCGCGCAGGGGCGGGAAGGTGTATCACCTGTCCACGCTGTCGGTTGTCGCTGCCATGCGGGTCGACGCCACACACAGCGGGGTGCCCATGGAGACGCCCAGCAACAAGCCGGCAGACATCGACGGCTACTACATCAGCGGGAGCGAGGCGAACTTTACGAGCACGCAGGCAAACCTGCTGAACCAGAACGGGATCCGCACTGTGGCCTTCACCGGCGGGCGCTGGGCCATGTGGGGCCCGCACACCGCTGCGTTTGTACACGGTGATGCAACGCCGCTGAGCGACACCTACGACAACACGCCGCGCATGCTGTACTTCCTGGCGAACTGGTTCCAGGTACAGTACGCCCGCGAGATCGGCGCGCCGATCAACAACAACCGGGTGGACGCCATCATCAACGAGGTGCGCGCGTACCTGGACGGCCTGCGCACGCTGGGTGCGCTGCTGTATGCGGACATCGAGTTTGAACCCATACAGGTGGCCGGCGACCTGGTGACCGAGGGCCGGTTCTCGTTCTTCTCGACCGCCACGCCCACGCCGCCGGTGCGGGCCTACGTGCTGACGCTGGCGTACAATGAGGGCGGGCTGAGCGCCTATGCGAACGGAGGTGTGTCGGCGTGAATGTAGCGATTATTGCGTCCAGCGTAAAGGTGGACAACGTGAAGGTGGGCGCCCACGTGAGCGTGGACTTGCCCGGCATCTCCTTTGCCACCACTGACGTGGGCGGCGCCGGCGTGATGGGCACCATTGCGGTGCCCACCATGGGGCAGGTCGAGAGCACGGAGATGGCGATTCATACGCGCGGCCTCGACGCGGGAGCGAGAGCGCTGTACGCGCCTGGAAAGCACAGGATCGAGCTGCTGACCGCGCAACAGGTGTTTGCGCCCAACACAAACGACAAAGCGGTGGCAGGCAAAATCTACGTGGAGGGCCGGTTTAAGTCCGCGGACGGTGGAAGCGTGGAGAAGCCCAACCCCGTGGAAGGCAGTGTGACCTACGAGGTGACGCGCATGCAGGAGTTTGTGGACGGACGCGAAGTGCTGTGCGTGGACAAAGAAAACTTCATTTACCGCGTGAACGGCGTGGATTACATGGCCGAGGTGCGCGCGGCGGTACAGTAAGGGAATACGGACCGGTGTGCAGGGACTAGAGGATGAGCCTCTAGTCCCTGCTTTTGAGACGAAAAGGAGGGCGAGACCATGAAGAAAACAGAGAAAAAGACGGCGCAGGCCGAGGAGTTTCAGCCGGAGGGCGTGCTAAAGCTGCGCAAGCCGTTGATGCTGGATGGGAAGTCGGTGCGAGAGCTGCGCTACGACTTTGGCGCTTTGACCGCGCAAGACCTTATCGACGCGGACAAGGATCGCGCCGACGAGAATGACAACATGGTGTACCTGCAGACCATCGACACCACGTCGCTGCTGTGCCTGTTCGCACGGGCGGTAGCTCACAAGATGGAAAACTGCGCGCTGAGCGATATAAAGCGCTTATACGCGCTGGATGGGCAGGCAGCCGTTGTGCTGGCCCGCCGTTTTTTTACGCAGGGACAGGATGCCGAGGACACCGAGGAAGAGACATTTTCAACCGAATTGTAGACCTTGGGAAGTACAACAACATCGCCGCGCCCTGGCTACTTAGCATGAGGGTGCGGTTTTTCTTGGACTACTACGCGGGGTTTGTGGACCGGGCGAAATCGGACAAGGAGCGCATGGAGCGAGAGCGGGCGAAGGCAAAGAGACGGTGAGAGGAGGCGTGCGCAGTGAAAAGGCGGGAGCTGGAGGCGATCATCAAGCTATCCGGAATCACCGATCCCAGCCTGCAAAGAGCGCTGCGCAACGCCAAAAGGGATATTGACCAGCTGGGGAAAGACGGCGTGAGCTCCATGAAAGCCGTTGGGCGAGAGCTGGAATCCCTGGGAAAGGACCTGCAAAAGACCGGAAAAACGCTTACCAAGGCCGTAACCGCGCCCCTTGTGGGCATTGGCGCCATGGCGCTGAAAACCGCCATTGACACCGAGTCCGCATTCGCCGGCATGCGCATGACGATAGACGGAACCGCCGAGGAGCTCGAAGAGATCAAGCGCGAAATGATCGAATTGAGCCAAACGATACCCGTGAGCGCAATCGAGCTAAAGGGGATGGCGGAGGCCGCCGGGCGCTTGGGCATCAAGAACAAGGACATCGGCGAGTTCGTGAGGGTACTCGCTGACCTGAACGCCACATCCAACATCGGCGCCGAAGGCGCGGACGCGATGGCAAAGTTTGCGAACGTGACGGGAATGTCGGCAAAAGATTTTCGACGACTGGGCAGTACGATCGCGGAACTCGGCAACACAGGCGCATCGACCGACAAGGATATACTGGACATGGCAATGCGGCTGGGCGGCGCGGGCGCGCAGCTCAAGCTTACCCAGGCGGAGATACTGGGGCTTTCCGCGGCGTTGAGCAACGTGGGAATCGAGGCTCAAGCCGGCGGCAGCGCGTTCAGCAAGATCATGGTGGGCATGCAACTGGCGGTGGAGACCGGAAAGAACGAGCTCGAAGACTTTGCACGGGTGGCCGGCATGTCCAACAAGGAGTTTCAGCAGGCATTCAAGCAAGACGCGGCTGGCGCGATTCAGTCGTTTGTCGTGGGCCTTTCGAAGATGGACGAGCAGGGAATCTCCACCATCAAAATGCTGGACGACATGGGCATCAAGGAAGTGCGGCTGCGCGACACGCTGCTGCGCGCCAGCAACGCCAGCGGCATGTTCAGCGAAACGATGCGCGTTGCGAACGAGGCGTGGCGGGACAACTCGACGCTGGCGCAGGACGCGGGCATACGCTATGAAACCACGGCCAGCCAGCTTGCCATACTGAAAAACACAGGCGCTGACATCATGATGCAGTTTGGCGAAACGATGATGCCCTACCTGAAACAAGGCGTGTCGTTTTTGAAAGACACGTCGAAGTGGCTGAAAAAGCTGAGCCCGCAAAGCAAGGACATGGCCGTGAAGCTGGCCGGCATCGCCGCCGCCGCCGGGCCAGTGATGACGATATTCGGGAAGTTCATCTCCGGATCCGGAAAGCTGATGCAGTCCGGGAACGGGCTGCTGAGCCTGCTGGGCGGGATCGGCGGCACGCTGGGCGTCGTGGGGCTGGCGGGCACGGCGCTGTGGGGCGTGTACAGTGCGTGGAAGGCGATTGACGACGCGGCGACGTCGACCAGGCTGGCGGCCCGCTTTGGCGACGCAAAGCTGAGCGCCGAGGAGCTGCAGGCAGCGCTTGATACGTTGAATACGCCGTTGAAGGGGAAAGTGGACACGTTTATTGGTGAATCCGAAAGGTTGGAAGCGGCGTGGGGCAACGTAAAGGCCACGCAGGACGAGATTGGCGCGCTTAACTTTCAGATCGACGCAGCAAATGTGAACGTCAATCTATCGGAAGCGGAGAAACGTTGGCTGGCGGGCGCTTTGGCGGGGAAAGTACACGAGCTTTCTGGGCAGGTGGTGGCCCTAATTGGCGACAAGTATTATCAGATCAAGGCTGCATTTGATATCGTGGGGGCCGAGTTCAAGGCGATCGGGCTGAGCGAAATACAGGAAGATATACAGACATTTTACAACGAAACACAACAAGAGGCCATGCGCGCGGCTCAGGAACTATACGAAACAATGAACAGCGAAAGCTTCAAGGCCATGAGCGCCGAGGAGCAGAATGCTATTGTGAACGCGAAAGTGGCCGAGTTCAACGAGATCATGTCGCGAATCGCCATGGGCACGGCTGAACAGTCGAAGAACGTTTTTGATTCGATGCTTTGGAAGGCGGCCAATGCCCAATATAGCCGGGAGGAAGCCGCACACTTACGTAGACAGTTGGAAGACGCAAGCGCGGAAACGATGGCGGGCATCGACAAGGCGGAGATGGTTGCGCTTGCGGAGGTGAAAAACCTATACAACCAGGGCCGATACACGGAAGAGCAACGCGACGAGGCATGGACGAAGGTGTCTGCTGGATTTGATGACCAACGAGCCGTTCTAAGAGCGCAAACAGCGTCCGTGCCTGCGCTGATTGAGGCGAACCAACTGCGAGCTGCGTTCAGGCCGGAACTGGAGGCACTGGCCAACAAAGAGAACTGGGGCATGGGCGGGATCTGGGATGAAATTGTTGCATCTGGAAAATATGATCTCACGGACGGTTACGCGGTGGGATCCGCGATAACGTATGCAACAGGAAAAATGGAAGCACAACAAAAAGAAGCAAGGATGCTTCTTGACGGAAATAAAGAGTTCATTGGTATGCTGGATTCGCTTCTGGCGCAAAACGATGCTGCTGGCGGTAGCCTCTTCAATCCTGACACGCTTAAAAACCTGCAAGAAGCACGCAGTGTGTTTTCGGAGTTAGAGGAGTATATAGCGTTCAATGCCGGGCTGGATGTCCCGCTGAATGAAATCATTGCACACTACGAGAGCATCGGAGCAAGCCTGCCGGAAGGAACGGCAATTGGCGTCACCGAAAATGAACACCTTGCGATCGAAGCGACAGAACACATGGCCCAGGGAATGAGCGGCGCGCTGTTTGAAGGACTGGAAAGCAACAGCCCTTCCAAGCTTGGGATACGGGCCGGACAAAGCTTGCCCCAGGGCGTTGCAATCGGCATAACAGGCTTGCGTGGCCTGGTGAAGACAGCCATGCAGGAGCTCGTTGGGATCGTGCGCGACGGCCTGGAGCAGATCGCAACCATGAGGGTATCCCTGCCGTCCATAAGCGGCGCAAGCGTAGGACTGAGCGGCAAGGGCGTGCAAAAATTCGCCCTGGGCGGCACGGTGTACGGCCCCACCAGCGCGATACTGGGCGAGGCCGG